GATGAACTACGGCGTGCGGATGCAGGGCCAGTTTTGATCTCTCCCATCGCTGTTGCCACCGTCAAGGGCAAGTGCTTGCGGATGATGATGACGAGCGTGCGCGAGTATGCAAGCCAGGTGCCCATCTATTTGCGCGGCCCTGAGTCAGTCATTGGCGCCCATGATGCCGATCACCAGATCTATGGTGAGGCATCCACGTTTGGGGAATGCTACAACGAGGTGATCGACCGGGTCTTTGCTGATGGGTTTGACTCTGTCGTTGTGGCAAATGATGACATAGTGCTCACGCCCCCCAGCTACCAGGTGCTGATGGATGATGTGGCGCTGCTAAAGAAAGAATGCCCAAAGCTGGGCTGGGTGGCTGCCAGGTGTGATGCGTCCAGGCCAACGCAGAACATCAGATCCAACCCGTTCAATGAAAAGATGCACTACTTCAAATATCCATTTGAGGAATACATTGTGCCCATGGAGTGCCCCAGCCCCATCTTTGCCTGGATCTCGCGGGATGCCTGGGAGACGGCCAAATTTCCACCTTTGAACTGGTACTCTGATGACGTGCATTGCACCGATTTGCTGGCCGCCGGGTTCCAGCATTACCTGTCCCGGTCCTATGTCCACCACGTTGGCAGCCAGACCGTTGGCTTTGATGGCGCCAAGTTGACCCAGCAGGCAATACCTTGGATCAGAAAGAACCGACCCGAATATGCAAAACAGTGGTTTGACCCTCAACCTGGGTAGTGGCCGGGACCGGCGTGACGAGTGCGTCAACGCTGACATTTTGGAGCGTGCCAAGCCAGACTGGTTGGTTGACATTTCCAAACCACTTGCGGCCACCACGATTGACTGGTGCGGTGAACCGCTGGAGATCGGGCCTGGCACGTTCTCCAAGATCATCGCCATTGACGTGCTCGAGCACATCCCCGACCTTGTCGCGGCCATGACCAATTGCAGGGATCTGCTGGAGATGGGCGGCGAGATGCACATCTCAGTGCCCTATGACCTAAGTCTGGGTGCCTGGCAAGACCCCACGCATGTGCGTGCATTCAATGAGAGGTCATGGGTTTATTACTGCGCCTGGGCCTGGTACTTGGGTTGGACGGGTTCACGGTTCAACATGGAGCGCCTCGAGTACAAATTAAGCCCAGGCACAGACTTAGAATTGCCTCAAGAACAATTGCTGCGTACACCTCGGGCGGTTGAGTCCATGCATGTGGTTTTGAAGAAAGTCCCAATATGATCAAAGATCTGGAAATCAGCACCGACATCGCTGCCGCCGAGACGATGGATGACAGTGAGCTGCAAGGCATCATCACCTCTGACCTCGAGGACGCCGTCAGCTACATTGACTCCGACCTGAGTCCCATCAGGGCCAAGGGGACCGAGTACTACCGTGGTGACCCGTTTGGCAATGAGGAAGAGGGACGCTCCCAGGTTGTCGCCATGGAGGTGCGCGACACTGTCAGCGCCATGATGCCCAGCCTTATGCGGGTATTTTTCAGCACCGAGAATACTGTCGAATTCTTACCTCGCGGCCCAGAAGACGAGAAGGGTGCCCAGCAGGCCACTGATTATGCAAACCTAATCTTCAACTCGGACAACAACGGGTTTATGACCACTTATGCGATCTTCAAGGATGCGCTGGTCAGGAAGTGCGGCATCGCCAAGTATTACTGGGAGGAAGAGGAAAAGGTCCGCATCGAGGAGTACTCAGGCCTTGATGACCAGACCCTGCAAATCTTGTCCCAAGAGAATGCCGAGGTCAAGATCGTTGTGTCTTACCCTGACCCGGCGATCTCCCAAGAGATGATTGACCAGGTCAACGCGCAGGCCATGGCCGCAGGCCAACCGGCGCCGCAAGTGCCCATGATCCATGACGTGCAGATCAAGCGCATTGTCAAAGATGGGCGCGTGCGCATCATGGCCGTGCCGCCCGAGGAGCTTGTGATTGATCGCCGGGCACGGTCCTTTGATGATGCTGCACTGATTGCTCACCGCCAGATGCTGACGGTGGCCCAGTTGATCGCCATGGGCTATGACGAGGACGAGGTCCGCGACAACCTGACCTCTAACGACCTGGACTCCAACGAGGAGTTTTTGGCGCGTCAGCCATTGAACAACATCACGGGCAACAACAACACAACCAACCCCATGATGCAGCGGGTTTTATACGTTGAGGCGTACTCCCAGGTGGACTATGACGGGGACGGCATCCCTGAGCTGCGCAAGATCTGCTGCATGGGTTCTGGCTACAACATTGTGCGCAACCTGCCGGCGTCCTACATTCCATTTGTTGACTTTCCTTGTGACCCAGAACCCCACACCTCGCCCCTAGAGTCCATGTCGATATTCGACATCACGCATGATTTGCAAGAGATCAAGTCCGAGATCTTGCGCAACACGCTGGACTCTTTGGCCCAGTCGATCCATCCCCGGACCGCGATTGTCGAGGGCCAGGTCAACATTGATGACGTGCTCAACAACGAGACGGGCGCCGTGATCAGGATGCGTGCCCCCGGCATGGTGCAGCCATTCAACACCCCCTTTGTGGGCCAGGCCGCATTTCCCATGCTGGACTATGTGGACCAAATTAAGGAAGACCGCACCGGCATGAGCAAGGCCGCCATGGGTTTGAATGCAGACGCATTGCAATCGAGCACCAAGGCCGCGGTGGCCGCCACCATCAGCGCAAGCCAGGGCCGCATTGAGCTGACCTCGCGCATCTTGGCCGAGGGCATGAAAAAGCTCTTTAGGGGTATTTTGTTTTTGATCACCACGCACCAGGACAAGCCCCGCATGGTGCGCCTGCGCAACGAGTGGGTGCAGATCGATCCTCGCGCCTGGGATAACTCCATGGACGTGTCAATCAACATTGGCCTGGGCCAGGGTGACACAAACGAGCGCTTGCAGGGTCTGATGATGATCATGCAAAAGCAAGAGCAAGCCCTCAGCACCATGGGTGCCGACAACCCCTTTGTGACCATGACCCAGTTTTCGCGCACGCTGCGCAAGATTGTGGAGTTGTCAGGGTTTCGGGATGCCAGCCAGTACTTCAAGGACGTGCCCGAGGGTTACATGCCGCCCGAAAAGCCCAAGACCCCAACGCCAGAGCAGGTGCTGGCCCAGGTCCAGGCCGAGTCTATCCAGGCCGATATTCAGAAGAAGGCTGCCGAGCTTGAACTCAGGCGCGAGCAGATGATTCGGGATGATGATTATCGTAGAGATCAAATGGCGCAGGACTTAATGCTCAAGAAGTACGAGCTTGAGTTAAAGTACGGTACTGCGATAAGTACTGCCGAGCTTGATGCCCAGCAGTCCTTGGACAGAGAGGCACTGATCCAGCAGTCAGCTCTCATGGCGCAGGCCATGCAGCAGCCGACCCAGGCTCCAGTGCCGCCCATCAACCCTAATAGTGGAATGGTCCAATTTCAATGAACGAAGAACAGGTGCGTAAGGGCCGAAAGGCCGAGCAGTTGCTGCAAGACGAGGTCTTTGCGGCTGCGCTGGAAAAGCTCGAGAACGAGCAGTTGTGGGTTTTCAAGGGCAGCAAGCCAGAGGAAACCGACAAGCGCGAGCAAGCATACGCAATGATCAAGGCCATTGAGTTGTTCAAGACCGAAGTCACCAAGATGGTGGACAACGGCAAACTGGCGCAGCGAGCAATTGAACGCGCCCAGAAAGTATTGGTATGAGCACGCAGGCACCGCAAACCAGTGCGCCTGCTGGCCCAATGAATTTGGCCGAAGCGGCCAACGCTCTCGAGGTAATGCTGCCAGTCGATGGAGAACAGTCACCCGAAGAGACGCAGTTGTCAGAGTCCGAAGAGGATGATGGCGCGGCCTTGAACGAAGAATTGTCAGCGGATGCAGACGCTGCTGACGAGGAAACGCAAGAGGAACAGTCCGAGGAAGATGAGGAATCTGAGGAGCAAGATCAGCCAACCCACTTCACCGTCAAGGTTGACGGCAAAGAAGTTGAGGTGACGCTGGACGAGCTGCAAAAAGGTTACTCGCGGACCCAGGACTACACACGCAAAACGCAGCAGATCGCCGAGATCCGAAAACAGGTCGAGGTTGAGACTGAGGCAGTGCGTGCCGAACGTGCGCAGTATGCACAGATGTTGGGAGCGTTACAGGCCCAGCTCCAGGGGACCGAGACTCAGATTGATTGGGACCGTCTTTACCATGAAGACCCCATCGAGTGGGTGCGGCAAAAAGAGGTGATGCGTGAGAAACAGGAAAAGCTCCAAGCTATTCAGTTTGAACAGCAACGAGTGGCCCAGCTCACGCAGCAAGAGCAGCAGCAGCATTTCCAGACGCATTTGCAGGCGCAGCACACAAAGATGCTCGAGGTCATTCCCGAGTGGAAGGACGTGGCAAAGGCGAAAACAGAAAAGCAGCTACTGGTCGAATTCGGTAAAAAGACTGGATTTACACCCGAGGAGTTGAGTGCCATTGTCGATCACAGGGCGGTTGTTGCGTTGCGTAAAGCAGCGCTGTACGACCAGATGATGACCAAGCGAAAAGCAATCACCCCCGTGACCAATAACGGTCCACGGCCAGCCAAGCCAGGTGCAGCAGGCCGGGTATCCCAAACAACTGAAGCAACTCGCGCCAAACAGCGTCTCGCAAAGACTGGCCGTGTCGATGATGCGGCCTCTGCAATCTACCAACTTTTGAGGTAAAACCATGACTATCGTAAGCAATACCTTCACGACCTACTCTGCAAAGGGTATCCGCGAAGACCTGAGCAATGTGATCACCAACATTGCTCCCGAAGAAACCCCATACCAATCCAACATTGGCCGCGAAACCGTCAACAACACTTTGTTTGAGTGGCAGACCGATACCCTGGCAGATGCCGCAGCAAATGCGCAGCTCGAGGGTGATGACGTTGGCACATTTGACTCTGTCACCGCCACCGTTCGTTTGACCAACTACGCTCAGATTTCGCGCAAGACTATTGTCTTGTCGAATACTGAAGAAGTAGTAAATAAGGCAGGCAGACGCTCTGAATTAGCATACCAAATAGCTAAACGCGGTAGCGAGCTAAAGCGGGACCAAGAATTCATTCTTTTGAATGGCGGCATTGCTGTTGCAGGCAACACCACCACGGCTCGCGTGACTGCCTCCTTGGGCGCGTTTGTCAAGACCAACACTGACAAGCAGACCAACGGCACTGATCCCAGCTACAGCACGCTGCCCAACAGCGCTCGCACTGACGGCAACGTGCGCACCTTCACTGAGACGATCCTCAAGAACGTCATTCAAAAGGTGTGGACTGCTGGCGGCACTCCGAAGATCCTGATGGTCGGTCCTGTCAACAAGCAGCGCGTGTCTGGTTTCTCTGGCATTGCATCTTCACGTTTCAACATAAATGGAGGTGAAAAGCCTGCCGTATTGATCGGCGCCGTTGACATTTATGTCAGCGATTTCGGAAACGTGGCCGTAATTGCGAACAGGTTCCAACGTGAGCGTGACGCATGGGTGCTTGATCCCGACTATGCCAAGATGGTTGTGCTGCGTCCTTACCAGCAATTAGAACTTGCTCGCTCAGGAGACGCCGAAAAACGAATGCTTTTGGTTGAATTCGGACATAAGGTCACAGCAGAAAATGCCCACGGCTTGGCTGCTGACTTGATCACTTCCTGATAACTGACTAGGAGACGGGGCCAGGGAAACCTGGCCCCACTTACATGGACAAAAGAATTCTTGATGTAAGCCCCGACAAGGGCATCACGCGCACCTGGCACTACAACTCAGACACTGACGAGGCGACTATCCAGACCACTCAGGACATGACTGACGTGATCGAGGCCAACAAGCGTGACTTTGCAGCCATTGACAACAGGGCCAACTGGACCGGCGAGTGGCATCATGTCGCCAGCATCCCAGAGACCTTGTATTACAAGCTGAAAGCCGAAGGCAAGCTCGATGACCAGGCTTACATGAAGAAATTCTTAAATGATCCAGACAATCGATTCTTTCGCGTGAGGCCCGGCCAAGTATGAACTACATCGCGGTTTGCACGCCAGCACGGGACCAGGTCCACACCAACTACACCTACTGCATGGTCAACATGGTCGCGTATCACACGCTCAACACCACTGACGCCATCAGTCTGAAAATATTGCAGGGCACGCTGATCCAAAACCAGCGTGCTGATTTGTGTCTGGATGCGTTGCGTGAGGGTTGCACGCACATCTTGTTCATCGACTCTGACATGACCTTTCCCCAGGAAATGATCCAGCGGCTGCTCAAGCATGACGTTGACATTGTTGCGGCCAACTGCGCAAGGCGCAGGATGCCCACAGGTCCAACCGCGCAGAACTATGACGAAAACGGCAAGCGCAAACCCGTCTATTCCCTGCCAGAATCAACTGGTCTTGAAGAGGTTGGCAGCGTTGGCACCGGCATCATGCTGATCAAGCGCAACGTCTTTGAGGGCATGAGCGAACCCTGGTTCGATATGCCTTGGCAGTATGACACCAGAGGCTACATGGGCGAGGACGTATTCTTTTGCAAGAAGGCGCAAGAGCTTGGGTTCAAGGTGTATATTGACCATGACGTGAGCAAAGAGATCGGCCACATTGGCACGTTTGAATTTAAGCACGAACACACCTGGATAGTTAAAGAGGAAATGGAAAAAGAGGCAAGCTGATGGCACTGACTACATATACCGAGTTAAAAACATCAGTTGGCGATTGGCTCAACCGCACCGACCTGACAACTGTCATCCCTGACTTTATTGCGCTGGCTGAGGCTCAGATCGAGCGCCAACTGCGCACCCGGCAGATGATCGTCAGATCCACGGCATCGATTGCCACCGAGTACAGC